GTACAACAATATTTAATTTATTTTTAATGTATGGGTATTCATTGGGTATCTAATGGGTATGTAGTGGGTATGCATTGGGTATCGATAGGGTATGTGATGGGTATGTGATGGCATTAATGGGACTCAATAGGCCTCAATGGGTTCATCCCTTACCCTCACACTTGCTCGCTGAATAGATGCTCGCGTGTACGTGTCGCGTTACGCGCGGATGATAGGGGGTTCGATTTCGACACCGGAGGGGCTAAATTACGCGGGCGAATATGTATAGTTCCCACCCAGATTTGCAGCAGACCAAATCAGGAAAGTCCCATAAACAAACCTCTCTGAAAGCCTTATGAGTGGCGAGTTTGACCGAATGTTGTAGCAATAGAATAAATAGTGGTTTAATATGCCATCAAATTGATCCTGAGCAAGATAAAAAGGTTACGATGTTGTAATGTCTGACACTATAGAGATTGAAAAGACTGAAAATCCTCCAGCAAAGCCTAAGCGTGGTAGGCCAAGGAAGTCGGAGATAACTCCTAAGAATAGGAAGATCGGAAGACCGAAGGGTGATGTGTCTGCCATGGCTGAGATGAAGCAACGCTTCTTGGCTAGGAGGGATACGAACGCAGTTATAGAGTCTATCTTCAAAGCTGCTCAGGATGACGAACATAAGAACCAAGCGGCGGCATGGAAGCTAATCGTAGAGAGGATTCTTCCTATGAGTTCCTTTGATAAAGACAAGCTAGGTGGTAAACCTACAGTAAACATAACCATATCAGGGGTGACTGACATCCCGCTTATAGAAGGGGAGGTGATAGAGAATGAGAAGTCTGACTAATCTAACTGAAATGCTAATGAAGCATGAGGGTGTAAGAAGAAAGCCTTACGAAGATACTGTCGGAGTCCTGACTATAGGCGTAGGGAGGAACCTTGAGTCAGTAGGGCTATCTGATGACGAGATATACTACATGCTCAAGAACGATATCCATAGATGCGACAACGAGCTAGACAATGCCTTCAGGTGGTACAAGGATTTAAACGATTCAAGGAAGGACGTAATGGTATCGCTGTGTTTTAACCTTGGTATCAACCGCCTTCGCGGATTCCGTAATGCTTTAGCCGCAATGGCTGCGGGGGATTACGAAGAAGCTGCTGACGAGTTCTTAGACTCTAAGTGGTCTGAGCAGGTAGGACACAGAGCAACAGAGCTAACAGAGATGCTGCGTAAGGGATAAGAAAGGATAAGAGATGACAAAGCCCGACAAGAAGCTAGAGAAGCCAGAGAAAGGGGAGGAAGATAACATTGCTCCGTTTCCGGTCAATACTCTTGCGGCATACCAATTAGCAGCAGAAACCCTCGAGACAGAAATCTGGAACCTGATCGTCCCTGAGATTGATGCTAACTTCCCTATCGACTGGATAGTTGGAATACTGAACAGAGTTACGATAGAGGTTCAGGAGATATCATACATGGACGATGAGGAGTAACAGCAACACGTAGGGTGCTATGGTTGCTACCATGACCATTTAACACCGCAAAGAAACATATAAGCCTACAGGCAATAACGATTCAACGAAGACCGCCGACAATAGTATTCTCTCCCCTGAGCCGTTGGTGTAGTTTTGCGTTAGCCCTTCGGGGTATTTTACATCTGTTTCCTGATTCAAAACGGGAAACGCTAGAAACACAACAAACTAATATTAGCAAAGCTTAATAAACTAAAAGGGATGGAATAGAGCAAAAGAAATGAACCTAGATATATCCTTATTGGATTGGCAGCAGGACGTATGGTCAGACACTACTAGATTCAAGGTGGTGGCGGCAGGCCGTAGAACAGGCAAGTCTCGCCTCGCGGCATATCTTTTGATAGTCAACGCCCTCAAGTCCAATAAAGGGCAGGTATTCTATGTAGCTCCTACTCAGGGACAAGCTAGGGATATCATGTGGAACCTCCTTATGGAGATAGGCCAGCCTGTCATTGACAGTTCCCACGTAAACAACATGCAGGTAAAGCTGATAAACGGCACGACTATTAGCTTGAAAGGCGCTGACAGACCTGAGACGATGCGCGGTGTAAGTCTTAAGTTTCTTGTCTTGGATGAATACGCGGACATGAAGCCCGATGTGTGGGAGTTAATACTACGACCGGCGTTGACAGACTTGAAAGGCGAGGCTTTATTTATCGGGACACCAATGGGTAGAAATCATTTTTATGAACTCTACAAGCAAGCCAGTTTAGGCTCAGACCCACATTTTAAAGCATGGCACTTCACAAGCTACGACAACAACCTTTTAGATGAGGATGAGATAAACAGCGCAAAGGAATCAATGTCCTCCTTCGCGTTCAGACAAGAATTCATGGCATCCTTTGAGGCTCGTGGCTCAGAGATGTTTAAAGAGGAGTGGATTAACTTTGACGAAGAAGAGCCAGAAGACGGCGATTACTACGTGGCTATTGACCTCGCGGGTTTTGAAGAGGTAGGAAAAGCCAAATCAAAGAATAAAAGACTTGACAATACGTCTATTGCAATTGTTAAGGTTGGAGAGTATGGTTGGTGGGTCAAAGATATAGTCGTAGGACGGTGGGAGCTTAATGCTACTGCCGAGAAGATATTTAAAATAGTACGCGACTACGAACCTATATCGGTCGGGATAGAGAAAGGAATCGCTAGACAGGCGGTCATGTCTCCACTAACCGACCTAATGAAAAAGTATCAGCGTTTCTTTAGGGTAGAAGAACTAACCCATGGAAACAAAAAGAAAACAGACAGAGTGATGTGGGCATTGCAGGGAAGGTTTGAGAATGGCGTATGCACTCTCAACAAAGGCGATTGGAACATCCAATTCATGGATGAAATCTTCCAGTTCCCAGACCCATTAACTCACGATGACATGGTGGACTCTTTGGCTTACATAGATCAGTTAGCTAAGGTGTCTTATTCGTATGACTTTCAAATAGATGAATTTGAAGCTATAGATTCGGTTTCAGGATACTAGAATGCTAGAAAACAATACAAGTAGTTTGGGCAGAGAAGAAGACCTTGAGTCTTGGGTGATGGAGAAGTGCGGGCAGTGGCGCGACCATTACGACACAAACTACGAGTCTAGGTTTGATGAGTACTACCGTCTATGGAGAGGCATCTTCGCTGAAGAGGATCGTAATAGAAAGTCTGAACGGTCACAAATCATCTCCCCAGCACTACAGCAGGCCGTAGAGTCTTCTGTTGCAGAAATAGAAGAGGCAACCTTTGGTCGCGGTAAGTTCTTTGATATCAGAGATGACCTAGCTGACGGAGAGTCTAAAGACATAGACTACCTTCGTGAACAACTCCTGCGTGATTTCAAAAAGAATAAGGTTAGAAAGGCTGTAGGCGAATGCTTAATTAACGCAGCAGTCTTTGGTACTGGTATCGCAGAAGTAACATTGGAAGAAGTAAAGGACATGCGTCCAGCTTCTCGTCCGACCATGGATGGGCAGCTTGAAGAGGTAGGCGTAGAGATAACAGATCGCACAGTATGCAAGCTTCGTAGCGTATTGCCTCAGAACTTCCTAATTGATCCTGTCGCTACAAGCGTAGATGACGCAATAGGATGCGCTATTGATGAGTTTGTTTCTACTCACCATGTAGAGATTCTGCAAGAAAAGGGAGTATATAAAGACATACCCTTTGATACTGCTTACCCTGACACTGATTTAGATGCAGACCACGAATTAGCCACGCAGCCTACTGATAAGGTTCGTCTCACCAAGTACTATGGACTTGTTCCCCGCCATCTACTTGAAAAAGATGATCTTTATGAGAAGGATGAATTGCTGGATCAAGACGACACAGACTCTTCCTACTATGTCGAGGCGATTGTAGTTATAGCAAACGGTGGTGCTTTGCTTAAGGCAGAGAAGAACCCGTATATGATGCAGGACAGACCTATTATCGCATTCCCTTGGGATGTGGTTCCTAGTCGTTTCTGGGGTCGGGGTGTTTGTGAGAAAGGCTATAACTCTCAGAAGGCTTTGGATGCAGAGCTTAGAGCAAGGATTGACGCACTAGCACTGACAGTACACCCAATGATGGCCATGGATGCCACAAGAATGCCTAGAGGGGCTAAGCCAGAAATTAAAGCTGGCAAGATTATCCTCACTAACGGAAACCCAGCAGAGGTCTTGCAGCCATTTAACTTTGGGCAAGTATCTCAGATCACCTTCGCGCAAGCAGGAGAGTTGCAGCGTATGGTGCAGACAGCCACAGGTGCTGTAGATTCTGTTGGTACTGGAGCAGTCAACGGAGAAGGCACAGCGGCAGGAATCTCTATGTCGTTAGGCGCAATCATTAAGCGCCACAAGCGTACTCTGATTAACTTTCAAGAAGCATTCCTTATTCCTTTTGTAAGCAAAGCTGCTTACAGATACATGCAGTTTGAGCCAGAGCTTTACCCTGTCGCGGATTATAACTTTGAAGTAACTTCTTCTCTTGGCATCATCGCGAGAGAATATGAAGTAACTCAACTGGTACAGCTACTACAAACTATGTCGCAAGAGTCTCCGCTGTATCCTACGTTGATTCAATCTATCATTGATAATATGAATCTTAGTAACCGCGAAGAATTGATTACCGCTCTTGAGCAAGCAGGACAACCTTCTCCTGAAGCACAAGAAGCGCAACAAGCTGCACAGAAGATGCAGATGGACTTCCAGCAATCTCAAACAAACGCACTGAACGGACAGGCTTCAGAGTCGGAAGCGAGAGCAGGCAAGATCGCTGCGGAGATGAAGGCTATACCTGTAGAGCTTGAGACTAATCAGATCAAAGCAATCACAAGCAACTTAAGCGCAGGCGATGCTGATGATAAAGAGTTTGAGCGAAGATTAAAGATCGCCGACTCAGCCCTTAAGGAAAAGAAAATTAACATTGACGCGATGAAGGCTATGTCTTAATGATTTCACAGAGAGAGCTAGAGGTAGTAGTTTCTGATATGAATGTTATATTCGCAAATCTAGACAAGCGAATAAAATCATTAGAGTCTACTCAAAACTCTTTACTGCATGATCTAAAAGATATGGTTCAAAAAAAGCCCGTAGTTAAAAGGGCTAAGAAGAATGGATAAAGAATTAGAAAAGTATTACGCCGACCTTCAGGAAATGTTTATTACAGATGGTTGGAAAGAATTCATAAAAGGGTTAAGAGATAACTCTCTTAATATAAATTCAATAAAGGATGCCAAAGATAATGATGACCTGCACTTTCGTAAAGGGCAGCTTAGTGTTATTGAGGATATCCTTAATCTAGAATCTACGATTGATATTTTGCAGTCTGGGGATAGCGATGAAGGTATTTGATTTTCAATGTAAGAAAGGCCACATCAATGAGGCTTTTGTTCATAGTGATGAAGACCGTCCTTGCCCTAACTGCGGATGCAATAGTAGTAAGATTATCTCAGCTACCAAATCAATTCTTGACCCAATATCAGGTTCCTTTCCGGGGGCTACTATGAAGTGGGCTAAAGATAGGGAGCGAAAGATAAAACACGAACGCAAGGTAGCCGATTCATAGAGTCCTTTTGGGTAGCTCAGAATCAGTCTTGTAAATCTCCATAGGAGTTTAATAGTGGCACAATTAATTGACGAACAAACGCAAGAGGTAGATGAAAACGAAACAAGTGAAGCGGTCTTAGAAGAAGTATCTGAAGAGATATCTGAAGAGGTAGCCGTAGACGAGCCAGAGATTGCCGCACATTATCGCGACAAGTCTCCATCCGAATTGATTAAGATGCACCAAGAGGCAGAGTCTCGCATCGGTCAGCAAGGTGAAGAAGTTGGCAAGTTGAGAAGTATTGTTGATGATTTCATTCTTAAGCAAAGTAAAGTCAACGAACCGGAAGAGGCTGAAGAGATAGATTTCTTTGCTGATCCTGACAAAGC